GCTTTTCTTGGCGATAACTTTTTAGACAGACTTCTAGAAACTTTAAACACATCTTTGGAGTTAAACTCCGGATATGTTATATGGTATCATATTGGTCTATCAGGTTGAGTATCATGTGGGATAATATCCCATCAGAAACCTTTACCTGTTCATACAGTTTCCTGTCTAATTACTCTTTTAGATATAGGTCTATTTAGAGGATTCATAATATATCCAAAACCCCTTAAGAATTTCTTCTGAAAGGCGGCAAAAGATTTTATGGTCTTCTTCTTAGTCCAATCTAAAGTTGTAATATCCAGATCCTTGTTAATGAGTCTATCAATTCCTTCCCATGAAGAATAACATTCTAATGATGAATATTGTATCTTATAGTAGAAATCAATAGATTCTATTAAATCCCTTAAAAGATCAAGTAAGTAAACTCAAATCCCAGGTGTAAACCAACGTGATAGGATCTCAAAGTATCCTAATGGTCAGTATTTAGTAGTTGAGTATGTACTAATAAAAAGTATATTACAAAAACTATTTCATACCTTCACAATATTTTCCCTAGTTTTATCGATGTGGTATAACTTAAGTGTCTTATAAAGATCAAAACGAATTACTTCGTCATAACCTTCTATAACGCCACCAGTTAAGACCGCACGTTCAACAATGGGTTTAATTTCTAAAGGAGTAGAAACTAATGACTTGGTAATTGCTCACCTAAACGAGGTGACATCTCCATGCATTAGCTTTCATCCAGCTCCCTTTAGTCCAAATATTGACCACATACCTAAACTTTTGAATTTAGATAAGTATTTGTCTTTATTTAAACTGTCTAGGAACTTTAAGCAAGCACCATAGTGTTTTATAAATTGAACTTTGATTAGTTCTGACAATATCGCCCCAATATAATTACCGTCTCTTAGGAAACGGAGTATAACTCCAGGACCTAAGGGCGTAATATTAAAATTAGGACCTCTAAGTACCTTAGCGAACTCTACAAATCTTTTAGAAATAATTGATTTATAAAGTGAAATGTTGACACCTAAGTGTCTCATCAAGCTTAAATACTCTTCGGCCACTAGTTTATTGTGGATAACAATATCGTCTCCAAGAATCGCATATTTTTCGAAATTTTTCTCCAAGCACCTATGTGCGGAGTATCTAACGATAGTATGATGACTCAAGGCTAACATTGCTCATGATAAATAAGCTCCCATGGGTTGCCCAACCGAGTACTTTATTCTCTCTTTTCCGTTTGGAGAAATCCAATCAAAGTTAAGAAGATTAAGTCAAGTTGAACCTAATCCGTTTTTAACGATGTTTAGGATATCCTTTTGAATTTCAAGAGGTAGGCGATCAGTAGCGGCTGAAAGATCATAGCAATAGTACATATCATCTGAATCCTTAAGGTTCTTATCCATAAGCTTTTTCCATATAGGAATTGGCTCAAGTAAAGAATCTATAGGTGCCATTTGGTTTCATGTTCCATCTGTTTTTAGTGTAGATAGGATCCTAAAGATTTCGTCATGGTACGGTTTAAGAAAGATCTGCAAAAAGTAATTGGTAATACCAACTATTCTTGCTTTTCCAGCTTGATCGTACACAACTGACATACGTCCCAGGGCCATCCGACCATCAACAAAATAGAAGATTACTGAAACAGGTATACTAATTATTATTATACCCAAGAACCAAAGTAAGATACAGAAACTTTTTAAATCATCTTTCTTAGCAATTTTTATCAAAAAATATAAATTCCTAGGATTATGAAGTAAAGCAACTGCATCACTACTACATCCCCATGTAGCCTTAAAGCTATATGGAGAACTGGTTTCAAGTTTTAAAATCTTAGTTGATTTAGGTTTAAAGTCCTCCGGATTAAGAATCTCAGTTACAGCATCAGTTAGTCATTTATTATCCAAAGTTTTATTAAGACCTTGGAAGGGATCAGTAATGGTCCCAAGACTAACTTTTGCTCTAGCATTAAAGACTCTATAGACATTAATTAAAGTAAGAACAAATTGTACAAAAGCCGAGTCTTTCTTCATGAAATCACAATTTTTGATTGCAGATCTCAATTCAGTCGGAATCAGCTTAGGAAGCCCATCAGGGTCTCTTCGGACCTGGATCCCTTTTATAGGATCTGTGTCCCCCGAGCCTGCTAAATATCTAACTAATAAACGATTACATTCTTTAAGATAAAGAAAAGCGAATTTAATTCCACTTCTTTTTATTAAAGCTTTAATCCTTTTCATTAGATCTTTAACACCACTTGAATACTCCTGTATATCAAAAAGAAAAGCTGTTATCTTAAAATATTTAGATAATTCCTTTTCAGGTTTCATCCATACTTTGTCAGATAACTTTGCACGTTTCAGTGTTGGGTTGAGAAGTTTAAGCATGTGAGGTTATTTTACAATTTTGTAACTTAATCAAGCATTCTTCCCGTCTAATTGTTAATTTATTCAAAAAACATTAACAGTTACTATCTTCCAATCAGTATTGCATGGACTCAAACTTAGTTTTAAGTTCTACCACTGCGAGCGGAAGCTTTCTTAGCACTTGTTGCTATTAATTAAAGCGGGGGGTGAAATGTGCATCTCAATTTCTTGAGAGGGTACTATATACCATAGTCAACTCAGCAGCCTATCTTCTAACCGAAGATAAGAAGCAGTAGCGTAGTGTTCCCACTTTAAGGGAATCAGGGCCTGATTCGGGGTCGTTGACTGAACAAATCCCATTTCTATTTATAAAACGGGGAGGTGTAACATGCTGTTAAGCATGTTCCCCGG